TTTCTAGCCTGGACGGCCCGAGTGAGGAGGAGATTGATGCGATTGAAAGTGAGATTGAAAGGCAGATCGATGAGGCGCTTGAGCAAGATCGATCGACAGCAACTGCTTACCCTGCTGATGCGCCGAAAACGAGCGCTGTTGATGCAGAGGCTCCCTGAACTGCTCCCGGTCGAGCGGCTGGCCGAGATATTCCGCGCTCAGCACGGAGACAAAGAAGCGCAGAGGACCGTGACAATAGGTGAGGCGAGTACTAACTTCCCGGCGGAGACCTTCGCCGAATTTCTAGAAGTCAACAAATTGCCTGTTATCGAAGAGGTTTTAAGATGAACGCACCCACACCCGGTAACTGGATACGCCACCCGGAGCTGGAGGACGTTGTTGTCGCCGACGGAGGCGAGTTCATCTGCGAGGAGGTGAGCAACCCCCATGACATGGCCTTGATCTGCGCGGCGAAGCGGCTGCAGGCGGCGTGTAGGGCGTTCGTCAACCTGGATTCCATAGGCGATGTATATCGGATGGCTAAGGCCGCCCTCGCCGCCTCGGAGGCCCTGCCATGAGTCGAGGGCCGCGTAAAAAACGTCCCGCTCCCCGTCCGCTCTCGGAGTTACCCGATCCCCTGACAATAGCCGAAGTCGCAGAGATCTTGCGCTGCAGCGATGACAAAGCGCGGGAACTCACCCGCACCGATGGCCTGATTGCGGTCAGGCTCGGACAGAGTGACCGGGCTCCGTACCTCATCTACAAGGAGGACCTGCTGCAGTACATAGCGGAGAAGAGGGGGAAGGCGGTCGAAGGTAAAGCGGGTTTAACTCCCGCAGGCCGCCATACCACCGACCGCACTCGGTGTAATACCTGATGCCGCTGGCCGTGCGGGGCCGAGCGGCGAGAGAGGGAGGTGCCTATGGCACTGGACAACAGGCAGAAGTGGGGCGTCGGGCTTTGCGTGAGCGCCGTAGCCTTCGGAACGGTAGGAGGCTTGGCGATCGCCAAAGTTCCCCTGCCCGAGATCGTCCCGGTTGTGTTCGGGGCTGCGGAAATGCTGCTGATATATTTCGGCATCAAGAGTTTCGTCAAGCCACCGACAGAACCGCCCATGTAAGAGCCGCCCCACGCAAGATGTTGTGAGCACGCGGGGAGGCCCCGCGTGCTTTTGCCAAGCGTATAGCTGGGAGGGGAATTACGATGAAAAGTGAAACCTGGTTAATCATAGTCAACCTGATAATAATCCTGGCCCTTGCCGGGATCATGGCGATGAACACCGTGGCAATCGACAGACAGGAGGCACTTGCAGCGGCATGGGCCGAGCGCGACCGGCTCCTGGGCGCAGCCTATTGGAGGATGATCAAAGACTTGCCTCCGCCATACAGTCCGCCGCTAGAAAGCATGGCAATATCAAGCGGCACCGGTTACCGGATGGACCCGATGGGCGGTAGCACAGAGAGTCTGCACAAGGGTGTGGATCTGGTCGGTCCGATCGGAACGCCTGTAAAAGCGGTGCTCCCCGGTATAGTCCTGGAGCACTGGCCGCCTCCAGACGGCTATTACAGGGGCCACCCGGTTTTTGGCGGCATGGTAGTAATCGATCACGGCGATGGACTGTTTTCTCTGTACGGCCACCTATCGGCGACGACCGTGCACGAGGGCTGGCATGTCGAAGCAGGTCAGATCATCGGCGAACTCGGGGACACGGGGGTCGCCACGGGACCGCATCTTCATTGGGAGATCGTAATCGATCCCCTGCGGTATTTCTCGGAAAGTAGCGGCAATTGAACCGTGAGAGCGCGCTGCGCAAGCGCATCCAGATATGGGCTACCCGACAAGGATGGCGGTTATTTAGAAACGTCGTCTCCTCGGTCTGGGTAGGCAAGCCGAGCGAGGGCCCGTACAGGCTCACCTTCCGCAACCGAGAGACCGAAGTCGTGGAACTCTACGATGCCCGCTGTATCAAAGTCGGGCTCTGCGAGGGCAGCTCTGACCTGGTGGGCTGGCGCACTCTGCGCATTACCCCGGAGATGGTTGGCCAGCGGATCGCTCAATTTTGCGCGGTCGAGGCAAAGACCGTGAACATGCGCGCGCCCACACAGAAGCAGCGCAATTTCTTGCGCCAGGTCGCGAAATCCGGGGGCTACGCGGCCGTGGTGCGCGATAACAACGGAATCCTGAAATTCGAGGAGGTGCGAGGAAATGGGAATCAAAACGGTTCTGACATGCGTGTGCGGAAACACGCTTGAGCTGGAGGGACCCTATCACGTGGCAAAGACGGCCATGAAAGAGGCGGGGTGGAAAAACGTCAAGGTCGGGGAGACCTGGGAGATCCGCTGCCCGAAGTGCGTGGGGAGGTAGGCGACATGCTGGCTGAGGAAACCCAGCGCGACCTCTCCGAGTACGGCTATATCTGGCACTGGCGCAAACGGTTGCCGGAGCGCAAGGGCCATGCGCCGCAAGCTCTGGCGGGTGATCGATGCCCTGTACGCGGATCTGCCGGCGTTCCGTACGCCCGGACACCTACAGCGGGTAAGGGAGATCCTCGCTGGGATGAAGCAGACCGAGGACGTGGTGGCGATACGCAAGGAGTTGGGGTTGTGAGATTCGCTTACGCAGATCCGCCATATATAGGCTGTGCAAAACGGCACTACAAAGACCATCCCGATTACGCCGGTGAGGTGGATCATCAACAATTACTGGAGCAACTCTATCACGAATTCCCTGATGGATGGGCGCTAAGTTCGCATATGAAAGGGCTGTGGGATTTAATACCGATGATTCCGAAATCTTGGAAATGCCGAGTCGCCGCGTGGGTAAAACCCTATGTTGGCACACCATACATGAACCTGATGAAACGCCCGCTGTACTCCTGGGAGCCGGTGATTTTCCGTGGCGGACGGCCGTTGACTCTGGGACAAGCGGTTAGGGATTGGGTTATGTGCAACAATCTCTCAGCGCAACCCGGGAGAAAGACGGGAAGCGGGAAACGCACCGGCGGCGGTTTACCGGGCGCAAAGCCCGATGAGTTTTGCTACTGGATCTTCGAGCTGCTCAACATGCAGGCTGGCGATGATTTAGTCGATCTTTTCCCAGGGACTGGCAGAGTCATGCGGGCTTGGGAGAGATATCAGCAGGCAGGAGTAGCGCTGTTTGCGGGGGAAGCTCTATGCTAGCCCTCCGCCCATACCAGGAGAAAGCGCTCGATGAAATCCGCGAGTCCTTCCGCTGCGGGGGTTCCCAATGATTATTTATATGGCCCGAAATAAGGTCAATGGGAAAGTATACATCGGGCAGACAATTCTCTCTCTTGTTAGTAGAAAATGCGATCATCGCCAAAAATCTTTTAAATACGGAAGTAAAGCCGCTTTTCATTCCGCTATCCGAGAATGTGGTTTTGACTGTTTCGAATGGAAAATCTTAGAACACCTTTCATCGCGCGAATGCATGAATGCCTGCGAGCAAAAATGGATCGAGAGATATAAAAGCACCGATCCCCGATATGGATACAACAATACGAACGGTGGCACTGAATCATTCGAATTCACGGAAGATGTAAAGAAGAAAATAGGAGAAGCGGGAAAAGGCAGGGTATTCACCGATGAACAACGCAAAGCTTTGAGCAAAAGAATACGCGGAAAAGGAAATCCATTTTACGGGAAACATCATACGGAAGAGGCAAAGGCCAAAAATCGTGCTGCCCATATCGGCAAGAAACTCAAACCTGAACACATAGCAAAATGTGTACACAGGGGCAGCTCAAATCACCGATCCCGGATTAATGAGCAAACTGCCCGCGAGATCAAAATCGCACTGCGCGATGGCCGAACAGATAAGGCAATCCGGGAAACCTTCGGCATCAACAAAGATATTCTCCAGGGCATCAAAAAAGGCAGGTCTTGGGCTTGGGTTGAAATATGAAATTGAGGCAGTACCAGGACAACATCATTAATCAAACCCGCGAGATGATGCGCACAGGCGCAAAGGCGATTGTGACCGTTTCGCCGACCGGCAGCGGGAAAACTCTTTGTTTCGCTGCAATCGCTCGGGGGGCCGCAGCCAGACATCATCGGGTGCTTGTTATCGTGCATCGGCGCGAGATCCTGCAACAGACCTTGAGTAAGCTCCACGCCCTCGGTGTCACGAGCGGACAAATCGCAACGGGCCGACCGATGACTCTGGATACCGTGCAGACCGCCATGATTCAAACTCTCGTGCGGCGGCTGCATTTTATCCGAAGACCAGACCTCATCATAATCGACGAAGTTCATCACGTTACCAGTGAAAATAGTTGGGGGCGCGTTGTCAGATATTGGAAAGACGTACCACGCCTGGGATATAGTGCCACACCTTCGCGGCTTGATGGCATTGGCCTCGGTGACAATTTCTCTCACATGGTTTACGGGCCTTCTATTCAGGAATTAGTCGAAGGCGGCTTTCTCTCCTATCCCGTGGTCTACCGGCCACCTGAGGAAATCATAGGCCAATATCACGTCAAGCGCGGGGACTTTGACACGGCTGAGCAGCAGCAAGTGATGAGCCGGCGCAAGATCGTGGGAGATGTGATCGAGCACTACCGCCGCCACATGGAGGGGCTGCCCGCGATCTGCTTCTGCGTGAGCGTGGAGCACGCCAAGCTCATGGCCGAGGAGTTCAGCGCCAGAGGCTACCGGGCCCAGGCGGTGTACGGGAACATGCGCGATGTCGAGCGAGAGGACGCGCTTGAGGGCTTGCGCCAGGGACGGGTGCAGGTGATCACCTCTTGCGACCTGATTTCAGAGGGCTTCGACACGCCGGCGGTGGCAGGCTGCATCCTCCTGCGGCGCACAATGAGCCTGGGGCTGTATTTGCAACAGGCGGGGCGAGCGCTACGCACCTTCCCGGGCAAAACCAGGGCTGTGATCCTTGATCACGTCGGCAACTACTACCTCCACGGCCACGTGCTCGCAGACCGGGAGTGGTCTCTTGAGAGCGGGCGCAGAGATCCGCGCCGGGAGAAGCCGCCGACCACGACATCGTGTGCACGTTGCTATGCTGTGCTCCCTGGGCGACCCCGGAAATGCCCCTATTGCGGCTTCGAGTTTGTAGAGGCCCCCGAGCGGAAAGGAAAGCCCTTTGAGGTGATCCACGGAGAGCTGGTCGAAGCCGGGGTTGATCCCGGCGACGCAGACTCAATGGCTGCCTTTTTGGCTCGTGCTCAGTACATGAGTGCCCAACAAAGGCAACGTGCTATGTGGGGGAAGGCATTTGAATTATCTCGATTGGGAGATGAGGGCAAACGTAAACTGGATAAGCTCCGGGAAGCGGTCGGATACAAAAGGGGTTGGGCCGAGATGGTTTGGCGGGAAATCTTGAAAAAGAGGGCTTGAGTATGGGCTACATCTACTTGGTGACAAACAAAACAAACGGCAAATCTTATGTTGGGAAAACAATACGCCCGCTTTCCGAGAGGAGAGCCGGACATTTTAATAGCGGACATTGTCGCTCTCTCCATTCGGATCTCAAGAAATATGGCAAAGAAGCATTCAATTGGGAAATATTATTTGAATCAGATGATAAGGAGCTTTTAGGGGAAAAAGAAAAAGCATTCATCGCAAAATATCAGACTCTGGCTCCGAATGGATACAACCTCACGACAGGCGGCAAGACTCCTAAAATCTCAGAGGAAACGAGAAAACGCTACAGCGCTTCGGGTCGTAAAAGATGGTCAGATCCTCGATTCGCAGAACGCAATGCACGGACAAGAGAAAAAATGCGAATTGGGATCAGAAAGAAATGGCAAGACCCGAAGCACCGCGAAAAGGTTATGAAGATACTGGCCGAGGTGAATGCACGGCCAGAAAGACGGGAAAATGTCTCCAGGGGGATTCTCCGGAAATATGCTATAGATCCCGATTATTGCCGCAGACGAAAAGAAGCGATCATAGCAAAAACCCAAACACAAGAATGGCTCACAAATAACAGAAATGCCGCCAAGAAGCGCAGGAAGAAAGTTCTTTGCGTTGAAACAGGAATAACCTATCTCGGTACTCAAGAAGCAGCAAAAGCGACAAACACATGGGACTCGAATATATCAGCAGTTTGTAATGGGAAGTTGAAAACCACAGGTGGCTATCACTGGAGGTACGCATGAGCAAGCGAAAACGTAAGCGGCGGCTGGACCGGGAGACTTACCTTGCCCGAGAGCGACGCAAGGCCGAGATCCGGGCACGCCCTCCGCAGCCGATCCCGCCGGAGTTCCAGGGGGTGACGCTTACCCCAATGCCAACTCCGGCAGGCGATGAGCTCAGTTTCGCACTCAGCCTTATGCTGATGATGAAAGCGCGATCACAGGTGAGGAGGAAAGAAGATGAGCCCTGACCAGTGCATCTACTACCAGGAAAAAACAGAGAGCTGCGGCAGCCGGGCGCGGCCCAACTGCCCGTACTGGCACGAGGGCGAGTGCCGGTGCGGCGGGAAGATCGGGAAGGAGGCGGCGCGGCGTGATTGATTGGAGAGAGAAGTACGAGGAGGTCTGCCGACAGCTGGAAGAACTCACCCCAAAGGGATCTGAGTTCTACAACGACCCTAAGCGATGCTTGGATTGGATCCGTGTCTGTCGCGACTCAGACCGGAAACTGATCAAGCGGATGATGCGCCGGATCAACAGCTCCCGGCGGCTGCGGCGGCTGTGGGAGAAGGCGGGAAGAAAGGAGGCGCGGCGTGCACGCTTACAGAAAGATTAGGGATTTCCACGGCTCCCGCCGTAAGGGCGTGGGGGCAAGCGACATCCCCACCCTGGCCCTGCTCAATCTCAAATACGATCAGACCCCGTACAAACTCTGGCTGGTGAAAACCGGGAGGGAGGAACCCTGGGCCGGCAACGAGGCGACGTGGTGGGGCCTGCAGCTCGAGGGCCTGGTGCTCAAGCAGTATATCGCACACCCTGAGCGCTTCGGCCCTGAGATAGCCGAGCACTTCTATCGCGAGTACCTGCGTCGGCGCAGCAGCGGGCCCCTCAAAGTCTATATCGAGTTCCATCACCCGCAGTACCGCTTTGCCCTCTGTCACCCGGACCTACTTATTGATGACGGCAACCCGCTACTCATACAGGCGAAATGCCATAGCTACTTTGCCGCGAAGCGGAAGGATGATCCTGACTACGGCTATGACCCGGATGACCGCTCGCAGAACGGTGTACCTGCATCTGTTTTCCTCCAAGAGCAGTGGGAGCTTTTCTGTACGGGATTGCCGGAGGCTTACGTGGCGGTGCTAGCAAACACAAACCAATACGGTGAGTGGGGGCCGATTATCGCCGACCCCCGGACGCAGGAGAAATGCCTGGCCCTGGCCAAGCGCTTCATGTGGCATGTTGAGCGCGACGAGCCGCCGAAACCGGAGACCTGGGCGGATGTGCAGGCGATGTTCCCGCAGCTCCAACCGACAACAGCGATGGTCAGCGGGGATACGGAGCTGGAGGTCAGGCGGATGATCGAGCGCAAGGACCGGCTCGACAGGGCGGCGAAAAGGATCAAGGCAGAGCTAAAAGACCTGAAAAACGCGGTGGGCTTGCTCATCGGAGGAAATGCCGTACTGACAAGCGCCGAGGGCGATGTGCTTGCGCGGGCCTCCGAGACCGGGCGCTGGTACCTGCGCGAGGCGAAAAAGCTGGAGCAGACCGAGCCTGAGCTGTTCAAGCGGTTGATAGATGAGGGCTATATCACACGGAGTGAGTGGAGGGAGTTGAGGTTTTGAGGAGGTGTCAGATGTATCGGTGTCCATGCTGCGGGTATTGGGATTTTGACGGCCAGTACTGTTGGGCCTGCGGATATCGGAGGCCGCAGGGGATAGCTGAACTATGCTCGAAATCCACATAGGCGATCTCGTGTACTACCGACCCGTCCCCGGAGAGGCCACGCGCACCGGCCCTCATGTCGTCCGCGAGCTCGGCACTCTCAGCGGCGGTAAGCGGGTGGCGTGGATCGGCACGCAGGTCGGTTACGTCCGAATTGAGTGCCTGGAGTTGTATAACCGTGAACGCCCTTAGACACGAATACGTCCTCGGCGAGCTGGATCTGGATCAAACCTGTCACTGCTGCGGCGGCTCCTATGATTTTAACATCGACGAGGAGACCATGCACTGCACGAACACGCGCTGCAGCGCCTATCAGATCAATTTCACGATTCCCTACGCGAAGAGGAATGTACCAGTGAGGCACAGACCATGACCGAGCTTGAATTACAAAAAGAGGCTGAATCGGTGTGGCGACATGCGGTTGATGCGTTCCTGAAATCACACGACAAGCGCGGTTGCGCTACTGCGGTGATCGCGGCTGCGCTCCGCAAGATGTCGGTGCAGAAGATTTCGCCGGTGTACCATGGCACGTGCCCGAACTGCGGTAAAACCCTGGAGCTAAGGCTATGAGCTCCCGCTCCTGGAAGGGCACCCGGCGCCGCTTGCGCGGCTACCAGCAGGAGATCGACGCGGATAAGCGAGCGCGGCGGCGAATACCCTGGTATATCTGGCTGGGGGCGCTGCTTGTCGAGCCGGGGCTGCGGGAGAGATGGCTGGCAAACTGGGAGGCAGAGCACCGGCGGAAGCTCCGAAAGGCGATGAAAACCACGAGCCATGTGGCGAGGAGGATAGGAAGGTGAGCGGACAGGAGATGGCAGGACTTGAGCCTGTAGAGACCGAGGAGGTGCGACTCGGATTGCCGGAGCGCACTATCGAGAGCGTAGTCGACCTGCTGCGGGAAATCATACACCCGGTAGTCGAGTTCTCGAAGGATCAACACGAGATGGCGCTACGGGTGATCGAGCAGAACCAAAGCAAGGCCGCAGAGGCCCTCCGGCTGCTGGCCGGAGATGACGACTATGAGGTCGTCGAAGATGAAATCGAGAGGAGTAGATAGGTATGAGCAACCAAACCCAGACCAAAAACCAGACCGAGAGCGAATTTTTTTCAGTTGTCGGCACAGGACGCAAAGGGGTAGAAGAGATGCTCTCGAAGATGGGCGAGGAGATCAAGGCGATCGCCGCACCGAATGTCAATCAGGGCTTCGATACCTGGAGCAAGCGCGCGCTTGTGGAAATCGCCAATCGTGAGGAATTGACGCCGCTCCTGCAGAGCCGCCAGGGGATTTTCAGCGTGTACAAATGCCTGGCGAAAGCAGCGACTATGGGCCTGCAGATCGGCGGGCAAACCGCACACGCCTACCTCGTGCCTTTCGAGGGCAAGGCCACGCTTGTTGTCACAGCCGAGGGCTTCGGTTTCGTCGCCGCCCACGGTCCGGGGGCCGTGCTGAAAAATAATCCGCCGCTCGTTGAAATCTACGAAAAAGATGATCTGCGCATCGATGAACATCGCGGCATGCTTGAGCATGCTTTCGATCCGCGACAAGACCGGGGCAAGCTCTGCGGGTGGGCTATGCGCCTGGAATACAATGACGGTCACATTGAGATTCCGTATGTATCGGTTGAGGACGTACAAAAAATCATAGAGAACTACTCGCGGACGAAGGACAGTAAAGGAAAGCCGATGAAGGCGTTTGCCAAGAGCCCGGAGATGATGCAGCGGAAAACTGCGATCAAGCGCCTGCTGCGCAAGCCCGCGCGTGAGGCTGAGGGCTTGGCCATGCTTTACTCTCTGGAGCCGCTTAACGGGGAGCCGCCCTTGCAAGTTGCGCCTCCAAGAGACGTGACCGAGCGCGTAGCGACCCGGTTGGATAAGGCCGTTGATAGCATGGAACCGGATGGAGGGAAAGAGGCGGAGCAACCGAAAGAAAAGCCTGCAGAGCCCCCGAAAGAGGAGCAAGGACCTGAGCCGCAGCCTGGGGATTTGTTCTAATGCCGCTCCGCGAATCCAAGGGCAATATGTACGGGTTTGTTACGCACACTTGGAACCCGATCAAGGGCAGGTGCCCCCACGGGTGCGAGTACTGCTACATGCGGCGGTTCCCGCTCAAAGACCTGCGACTTGATGAGAAGGAGCTGCGGACCGACCTCGGTAGCGGGCGCTTTATCTTTGTCGGCAGCTCGACAGATATGTGGGCGGAGGCAGTTCCCTTGGAATGGATAGCCAAAGTTATTCGATGGTGTGATCTACGCGATAATACATATCTATTCCAATCGAAAAATCCGAATAGATTCCATCAAATCTATTTGCCGGAAAGCTTTAAGCATATTTTTGCTACCACGATTGAGACAAACCGCAGATATCCTTGTATGGGGAAAGCTCCTGCTGTTGAAGAGCGCGCACAAGCCATGGAAAGACTATGGTTCCACCGCCGAATGATCACCATCGAGCCGATCCTCGATTTCGACCTCCCGGAGCTTTTGGCCTTGATCCGCACCGCACACCCCGAGTGGGTCAACATCGGCGCGGACAGCAAGGGCCATGGTTTACCTGAGCCAGGAGCGGAAAAGCTTGGGGAGCTGATCAAGCGGTTGCGGGAGTTTACGGAAGTGAGAATCAAGAGCAACCTGGCGAGGATAACAAGGCCATGACCTGCACCGTCTGCAACAAGCCCTCCGACAACCTGTATGGAACCGATACCCTGACCGGGCGCTATGAAATGTTTTGCCCGGAGTGCAAGCGCAAGGCGGAGGCGAATAAGCGTAGGCGGGAGCGGGAGAGGAGAAAGAAAATCCATGTTGAAAATAGCTGATCTATTCTGTGGCGCCGGCGGGGAAAGCACTGGAATCGTACAAGCACTCGATGGCAGCGGCTATGACCTGGTAGCCGTAAATCACTGGCAGATTGCCATGGAGACGCACCGGCGAAATCACCCGCAGGCCCGTCACTACTGCGCGAGCCTCGAGCATTTCAATCCCCTGGAGGCATTCAGCGCCAGGGACCGTCTGGATCTGCTCTGGGCCTCTCCGGAATGTACCCATCATTCAATTGCTCGAGGAGGACGGCCCCGGTCGGATCAATCCAGGGCCAGCGCCTGGCTGATCTTGAAATGGCTGTCCGAGCTCTATGTCCGGCGGGTGATCTTGGAGAACGTGCCGGAGTTCGTATCCTGGGGACCTCTTGGGGCGAACGGCAAGCCCTTGAAAAGCAAGCGCGGCGTTACCTTTGATGCGTTTATCTCCTCGCTACGGGCTCTTGGCTATCGCGTCGACTGGCAGCTCCTATGCGCCGCTGACTACGGAGATCCCACTACCCGTCGGCGCTTTTTCCTGCAGGCGGTTCGCGGCCGGGGGAAAATCGAGTGGCCGAATCCGACGCATGCGGAGAAACCGGACCTGTTCGGCTCCCGCCCCTGGGTGCCGGCCCGGGATATCATCGATTGGTCGATCCAGGGGGAATCGATTTTCAACCGACGCCGACCGCTGGCGCAGGCAACTATCAGGCGTATCGAAACCGGGATCCGCCGGTATTGGGGGCAGTGGGCGGAACCCTTCCTGGTTATTCTCCGGGGCACGGGCACCACTCGCGAGATCGATCAACCGCTTCCGACTGTTACCTCTGGAGGCGGACACTTCGGCTTGGTAGAGCCGTTTATGGTCCCATTTTATGGAGAGCGCAAGGGTCAGGAGCCGAGAACACACGGGACCGGCGCTCCGGTACCGACGATCCCCGCTACAAATAAGTTCGGGCTTGTCGAGCCCTTTCTCTTGACCCTTACCCATGGCGGCCGGATTCGCTCCCTGGATCAGCCGATGCCGACCGTGACCGGGGCACATCGTGGAGAAATGGGACTGGTAGAGCCTTTTATCCTTTCACAGTTTGGAGGGGCGATCGGCAGGGGTATTGATAAACCGATGAGGACGATTACAACAACGAGCCGAGGCGCTGGTCTCGTCGAGCCCTTCCTCGTCAAGTACTACGGCACGGGTGCAACTGCCCCCGTTCGAATCCCGCTCGGAGCGATTACAACCCGTGATCGATTCGGTCTCGTAGAGGGCGACATCGCCGGCCTTGATATCACGTTCCGGATGCTTCAGCCCCATGAGCTCGCGGCGGCCCAGGGCTTCCCGCGAGACTATTGGTTTGCTGGGAACAAAACACAGCAGGTAGCGCAGATCGGGAACGCCGTACCCGTGGGAACGGCTCGAGCCCTGGCGCTGAGTGCGCTGGAGGCGGCATAGGAGAAGTTTAACATGTCTAAAAAAATAGACATAGGCGCGAGAAAAGGAGGGAACCTTGTCCGAAATAAAATGCTCTGTCTGTCGAACGTCGCTGCATTACATCAATGAGCCTTGCCCGAATTGTCTGCCAGGCATAGCCGAAAGGCCGTACGGGCAGGCCGCCAGCACAGACGATATATCACGATTGCAGCAAGACCTCCTCCTCTGCCGACGGCAGATCTGGCTATCCCACGGCTGCCCGATTGCCTCGCTCTATGGCGATGACGGGGAGATGCAGTGCGCCTCCGGCCGACACAAGCCCCTGGATTTCAAGCGCCAGCCCATAGCCGAGATCCTGGAGGAGCTGCAGCGGGCGAATTTAGCGGCGTACAACAAGTAAACTGGGAGGGGAACTTGCCTACCGTACAACAACTTGTCGAAACACTCGGCGGGCACGCAACCGGCAACGGCTGGCAATGTCACTGTCCGGCCCACGATGACCCTACGCCGAGCCTTAGCGTCACCGAAAAAAACGGAAAGGTGCTGCTGCACTGTCATGCCGGTTGCTCTCAGGCTGATGTTATCAAGGAGCTCCGGGCCCGTAACCTATGGCCGATCGACAACGGTCAGAAACCGACCACCACCATGAAACAGAAAAAACACCCCGCAGTAATCCCGGTACCCGCAGGCGCCTTAACGAAACTCAATCCCATCACGAAATCAAAATGGACCCTGGAGCACCGCGGCACTCCTACCGGGGGCTGGAAATACCATAATGCCAGCGGTGAGGTCGAGTTCTGCGTCGTGCGTTACGACAGCACCAAGGGCAAGGCCGTGATTCCCTACTACTGGGACGGCCAGACTTGGCGGGAGGGCCAAGCCAAAAAAGACGACCGGCCCCTGTACCGCTTGCACGAGCTGCTGGCCTCCGAGCTCCCGGTACTCGTTGTCGAGGGCGAGAAATGCGCCGACGTCGTCGTCGAGGGCTACGTCCTCACCACCTGGGCCGGCGGCAGCAGCGCCGTCACGAAAACCGATTGGAGCCCGCTTGCAAAGCGCCAGGTCCTTGTCTGGCCCGATGCCGATGACTCCGGATCCAAGGCCGCGGCCGCGATCAAGCGCCGCCTTCCCCATGCCCGCATCCTCAATATCCAGGACCGGCCCCAGGGCTGGGACGTCGCCGATGCCGTAGCCGAGGGCCTGGAGCCGGCGGCCTATATCGCCTCCTGCCCGATCCTGGAGACCGCCGAGCCCGCCATACCCTCGACTGAGTTCACAGACATCGCCAACGCCGAGCGTTTTTTCCGGGAATGCGGCGACCGCGTGCATTACTGCACTGTGGCGAAAGCCTGGTATTACTGGACCGGCAAGGTGTGGGCCGAGGACGACAACCAGGTCGTGGCCTCCTGGGCCAAGCGCACGGCCAAAAACATCTACGAGCAGGCATGGACATACACTGACCCGGGTCTCGCCCGAAAGGCCATCTCCTGTAAAAGCCGCGCGAAAATCGAGGCCATGCTCGCGCTTGCGAAAAGCGAGGGGCATATTCCGATACGCCCTATCGACATGGATCCCGATCCCTGGGCCTGGAACTGCGACAACGGCATCATGGACCTGCAAAAAAACATCGGCTTCCTGCGGCCTCACGATCAAACCAAGCTCCATACCAAGATCTCGCCTGTTGCTTTCGATGATGATGCCAAGTGCCCGCGTTGGGACAGCTTCCTGCTTGAGATCATGGCCGGGGATGAGGAAATGGTCTCATTTCTCCAGCGCATCGCCGGGTACGCCATGACCGGGGATATGAGGGAGCGCAAGTACTTCACCTTCTACGGCCCCGGCAACAACGGCAAGAGCGTGCTTACCGAGATCCTCGCCGAGATCTGGGGCGACTATGCGGCAACAGCCCTCAGAGATACATTCTTGCGCAACAAAACCGAGGGCATCCAACACGATATCGCCCGCCTCCGGGGAGCCCGCCTCGTGTTCGTCGCAGAAACAAGCGAGGGCGCGGCCCTGGATGAGGAGCTTGTAAAGCAGTGGGTCGGACAGGACACGCTCGCCGGCCGCTTCCTCTATGGCAAGGCCTTCGATTTCCGCCCCGTGGGGAAGCTCATTATCCGCACCAACCACCGCCCCCGCATCAAGGGCCAGGATGCGGGAATCTGGGGCCGCAGTCTTTTCGTCGAGTTCTCCGAGCGTTTCGAGGGCGAGCGGCAGGATAAATCCTTGCGGGAAAAGCTCCAGACCGAGCTGCCCGGGATCATGCGCTGGTGCCTGGTGGGATGCGCCGAGTGGAAATCCAAGGGCCTCGCTCCGCCTCAGAAAGTGCTCGCTGATGGAGCGGCATATCGAGAGGCGCAGGATGATATCGGCGATTTCTTCTGCGAGTACTTGGTCAAGGATGCAGCAGCCCGGATACCGAATGATCGCCTCTATGAATTGTACCGCAGGTGGTGTGATGAAGCGGGAATCAGCCGCCCCTGGAATCGCAATTGGCTCGGCCGGAAGATGGCCGAGAGAGGATATCAGCAAGGAAGGACGGCAACGGAGAAGTTTTGGATAGGGATAGGAGAGAAATGAAACTTTGTACAAAATGCGGTGAGCTAAAAGATGAATCCGCCTTTTCTCCTCGAAAGGCTACTGGAGGCTTTCAATCCTACTGTAAGAAATGTAGTTGCCTTCAATCAAAAGCTTATCGTGAGAGTCATCCTGAATGGGTAAAAAAAGACAACAAACGCAAACGCGATGCCTATCACAAAGACATAGAAGCAAGCCGAGCTAAGGTGAGGGCATGGAAGAAAGCGAATCCTGAGAAAGTAAGGGAACAAAATAAAAGGTATCGGGAAAAACATCTTGAAAAGATTAGAGAAAGAAAAAGGAAATATTACCAAAAATACCGTGATGAAATATTAAAAAAATATGCTGCCCGTCGACGTGCTCTCGGAATTCCAAAACGAGAAAGAATGTCTCCTGAAAAGGCGGCAGAAAAGCGAAAAGAATCACAGCGTAAAAGATATTATAACGACATCGAAAAAAGCAGATCAAGACAAAGAAAATATTTTCACCGCTATTATCAAAGACATTCTGATCGAGAAAAAGAGCGGAGACATTTACACCATGCTTTGAAAGCTTTCGGTGGTCTGGAAATAAAAGAATATATACCAAAAGAACTCATCGAGCTGCGGAGGTTATGGCTTCGCCTCAAACGAGAAGCCAAAAAAATTTATGGGAGGTAAAATATGCCACAGCCTATGAACATCAACGAATTGCGCGGAGTGCTTTCAAACGAGATAGAGAAAATCCGCGCTGGAGATACGACAGCTGCAAATGTGAATGCTGTCACAAATGCAGTAGGTAAAATCTTTTCAAGTGTAAAACTTGAAATGGAATATTGCAAGCTCGTGGGGAAAACCCCGAATATCCAGCTCCTTACTGCTGGAGAAGAAAAGAAAAAGTAAGTTATGCAGCTCGATGAGTCTTTATATTTCGCATATATATACGCTTTTATGACGATAATGACGATAAAAACACGATTCCGGGAAACTATCCACTACCTTTTCTCGCATTGGGACTTTTCCAGAAACATGTATATGTCGTCACTGTCGTCATTTTTACGGTCAAAATCCCGTTCAATTGAGGATATAATAAGGTCAAAAAAGATGATTTTACGCATAGATTTTACCCCGGAAATTGCCGCAACATAGAGATATTACTATATGGATAAATATACAAATAATCAGTATAATTATACGGGTCCTGTCCCGGAAAGCTTACGTCGATGGGTCGGCGTGC